TAATCTGGTTTGACAAAAATATAAACCATCAAGTATTAGAAATAACAAGCCCAAAATTATCTCTTACTTGTAACATAGACTTGCAAAATGATAACTAATCCAGAAGAATTAAAAGATAAGAAATTTAAAATATTTTTAGGCATGCCCATGTATGGTGGGATGTTGACTGAGGCGACCTTGCACGGATTATTAGAGTTACAACAATGGACACAAGCTTTTGGAGTTGGATTACGCATTCAAACTATGGGTAATGAAAGCTTAATAACAAGAGCAAGGAATACGATAGTATCTATGATGATGGATCAAACAGACTTTGTTGCGACTCATCTTCTTTTTATAGATGCTGATATTGGTTTTACTTGGAAAAACATACAAAGATTACTTTGTGCTGATAAAGACGTTGCTTGTGGTATTTATCCACGTAAACATTTACATTTAGAAAAAATAGCAAAAATTTTACAGACGACTCCTGATGCCTCACCTGACGACATAGAGGCTAAAATATTAGGCTATAATGTAAATTTTGATAATCCTGAACATTTACAAGGTGAAAATGGTTTTTTCCGTGTGAATGAGGCAGCTACAGGCATGATGTTAGTAAAACGAAATGTTTTTAGAACAATGTTTAAAAAGTTTCCAGATAGAAAATATGAGTCAGATCAAATAGTTAATGGCGGAGGTTACAGATCAGACAATTGTTATGATTTGTTTGCTGTCGGTCCTTATGAGACATTAGGTCAAAAAAGATATCTTTCAGAAGATTATTACTTCTCACGTTTATGGCAAGAGTGTGGTGGGGAGATATGGGCAGATTTGTCAATGCCACTAACTCACTTTGGTAATAGAGCATATAAAGGCCATGTTGGGTCTTTAGTTGCTAAAAAAGAGTAATTTATATATATTTGAGCCATGCCTCTAGTAAATTTTAGACCCGCTCCCGGTATTAATAAAGAAGTCACTGACTATACAGGTCAGGGAAAATGGACAGATGGCGATATGGTGCGTTTCTTTCAGGGATCAGCACAAAAAATTAAAGGATGGGAAAGATTTATTCCTAAAACATTGGTTGGTGTTGCTAGAGACCAACACGCATGGGTTGCGCTTGATGGCACTAGATACAGTGCATTTGGCACAGATAGAAAACTTTACGTTCATGAAGAGGGTAAGGCTTATGACATTACTCCTATAAGAAAAACAACATCTTCAATATCTAATCCTTTTACTACGAATGCAACCACCTCAGTGGTTGTTACCGATACGGGACACGGAGCATCAAAAGGCGACTTTGTTACTTTTGACTCGTTTTCAGCAATAGATGGCTTAGATATGAATAAAGAATTTGAGGTAACATCCGTGGCTAATACAAATGCTTATGTTGTTACAGCGGACTCCGCTGCATCAGGATCAACATCAGGTGGTGGTGGCACAGGTAATATTAAATATCAGATTAATGTAGGTCCTACCGCATCTACTTCAGCTTTTGGTTGGGGCACAGATACATGGGGATCAGGGACGTGGGGCACAGCCTCAACAACCTCAAATGTAACTTTAGAGGCTAGACAATGGTCTCTTGATAACTTTGGACAAAAACTTATCGCAGTGGTTTTAAATGGCGGGGCTTTTGAATGGAGTCCTGATACAGGTGTATCAACAAGAGCGACTGCCATAACAAATGCACCTACTGCATCAAGATTAGCTTTAGTCTCTACACCGGATAGGCACTTATTGTTTTTTGGCACAGAGTCTACTGTTGGAACAACAACCTCACAAGATGATTTATTGTTAAGATTTTCTAGTCAAGAAGATATAAATACATATCAACCAAATGCAGAAAATACTGCAGGTTCATTACGCATAGCTGACGGCTCACGGATCGTGGCCGCAGAAAGATCTCGAGGTCAAATCTTAGTTTGGACTGACACATCATTACACTCATTACAGTTCATAGGCCCACCTTTTACTTTTGGACTTAGACAATTAGGTCAAAACTGTGGAATAATTGGTATTCATGCAGGTGTGGACATCAATGGTGTAAGTTATTGGATGTCACAAGACTCATTCTTTTTATTTGATGGTTCAGTAAAAAAACTACCTTGCACAGTTGAGCAGTTTGTTTTTAACAACATAAATCAAACAGGTTCTGAAAATGCTTTTGCAGGTCACAATGGTGAGTTTAATGAAATAATGTGGTTCTACAATAGAACAGGATCTAATCAAATTAATGCTATCGTAGCTTACAATTATTTAGAACAGACATGGTGGACCGGCACCCTATCTAGGACTACTTGGACAGATAGAGAGGTTTATGATAATCCTGTCGCCACAGAATATTTTGAAGACACAGTCGCAAATAATGAAGTCATTTCTGGATTAACAGATGGTGCAACTCAAGTATTTTTACATGAAACAGGTAATGACGCAGATGGCACAGCAATAACAGCCTTTGTAAAATCTGGTGTCGTGCAGATAGCCGAGGGCAATGATTTTGCTTTTGTATCAAAAATAATACCTGACATAGAAAATCAAGCTGGAACACTTAATGCAAAACTAGAATTTAAGAATTATCCTAACAATAGCACCAGCGTTACAAAAACAACGAGCTTTACAGATACAACAGACTTTGTAAGTTTAAGAGGTAGAGGTAGAGAATTTACAGTAAACATTGTATCTAATACTACTGGTACAGCATGGAGACTAGGCACACAACGTTTTGACATACAGCCTGATGGCAGAAGATAATAATCTTACCATAGATAAAAGAACCTTTGCTACTTCATTCTATGAGATGAAAGTAGATTATGATCCGTCACCTGTTTTAAATTACCTCAAATCTAAACACATGCATAAAGAAAATATGCTCACTAGTTTTTTTGAACATAAAAACATTTTACAAGAGGATCAACTCAAGGGTTTTAAGGATCACATAGATAGACACGTATTTATATTTGTTAAGAATGTACTAAACAAAAACAGTTTTGTATGTGAGAGTTCTTGGTTTCAAATGTATCAGGTAGATTCTTATCATCCAGTGCATATTCATGGTATAAGTGACGATGAGTGGTCATTAATATATTATTTAAGTGCTAGTGAAAAATCATCAGATACTTATATTTACTCACCAGGTTATCCATATTGTCATGGAGATAACAAAAAAGTAAAAGCTGAAACTAATAAATTTGTTTTTTTCCCATCTTACTTACCTCATGAGGTACAGCCTAACAAAGATAATGAGAGAGTAATCTTATCTGCTAACATTACAGTCAAATGATAATTTATGATAACATTTTAAACGTTGATACTTGTAATTCTTTAATAAACGATTTTGAAAAAAACAATGATTATCACATAAAATATAGAGATACTTTTATTTTACCTTTACAAAACAATGAAAATAAATTTATAAGTAAACTCTCTTATATTTATACATCTTATCTAAACTCAAAATCGCTATTATATGTGCCTGAAAAAATAGAAATTGTAAAATGGCCAGAAAATTCTGAGCAGCCAGTGCATAAAGACAATGTTAGATCCACAACTAAGCTAACTTCAATTACTTACCTTAATGATGATTTTATAGGGGGTAAAACTTGTTTAGAAAACGGCATAGAAATATCGCCTAAAAGAGGTGATGTGATTTTTTTTGATGGACAAGAATATGAACATTGGGTTACAAAAGTAGAAAAAAATACAAGATATACACTAGCAATGTGGTATACTAATAATTTAGATTTGATATACATATAAAATGGCTAAATTAACAATAACAAGATTTCCTGATCCTAGAGATGATTATGAAAGAGAGCAATTTGCGGAATTAGTTAGACAGTTAGAGGACTTAGTTTTGCAACTTAACAGCTCTTACACACAAGACACTCAAGAGGAGTCTACAAGAAGAAGTTGGTTTTTTTCGAATGGCTGATGTTTTTAAAAGATTTATCACTAATGTAACCACAACAGATTTGACCACGGTGTTTACAGTCCCTACAGCAAACGTTGCTGCAACACCACCGGTTCCAGTTTCAACATTTATTGTCAAAACTATCAATACTCATAATTATGATGGTTCTAATGCTGTTACAGTAAATGTAGATCATAATAATGGTAGTGCAGATTTTCAAATATTTCAGGTCGATGTTGCGGCCTCTAATACAAACACAATAAGCACTAGCATGGTTTATCAAGAAGGCGACTCAATGAAAGTGCAAGCAAACGCTGCATCAAGAGCTATGATTGAGGTCTCAGTATTGGAGGTAAAACAACAACAATAATGTACGTATTAACAGATGTCCCTCAGGACTTATTAAAAATATTAGATGACTGCATAAATGAGAAGGATCTAATGGCACTAAACAGTGACTTAGCTGGTAACATAAAACATGAATACGCTATACCAAAAGGTAAAGCAGCAATATCTCCCTTCTTAATGCAACTAATTATAGAACACCAAAAGAAATATCCTGATTTTTTTAAAAAAGCACACTCAACCCTTAATCATAGACCTTGTGAGGTAGAACTTTTTAATTTGTGGGTAAACTTTCAAAAAAAATATGAATTTAATCCTATGCACGTTCATGACGGACTTTATAGTTTTGTTATTTGGCACAAGGTGCCTTATACAATTGATAACGAAAAACAAAGATTTACTAGTATGCGAGAAAAAGACATAAGAGCTGGCATGTTTTCGTTTTTTTATACTGATCCGTCAGGCAAAGTTACACAAGAGGCATTGCCAGTAGACAATAGCTGGGAGGGCAAAGTTGCCTTATTTCCTGCTATGTTAAATCATATGGTATACCCCTTTTATACATCAGATGATTACAGAATATCTATATCAGGCAACCTAGGCTTTAAGATATAAACCTATTGATTTCATAGCTTTTCGTCTATAAAACTATACTATGGCAAAGATTGTAGACGAACCTGTACTCCTACGTCATGAAATAATAAATGGGAAAAAAGTCCCAGTATATAGTGCAAAAGTAGAGACTACAGTTACAAATACAAAAACAGGACATGAGTATAGTAGCCACGAAGAAGTGG